ACTTCAAACCAATCACCCGCGCCGACCGCAAGAGAGCACAACAGCTGGCCGGTACTGATGAGGCTTTAGACATCAGCACCAATATGCTCTGTCAGATTGCAGAGCTTGAGGATGGCACTAAGGCTTTTGCTGCTGCGGATGCAACCAAGCTGCAGCGCCAGCTGCCTGAGTCTGTACTGAATGAGATCGAGCTGTTCTTGTTCGGCCTTGGAGATGATGCCGATCTCGAAGACGCAAAAAACGACTGAAGCAGGACAAGTGGACTTTCTTTGAGTTCCACCTGGCCTGCGAATTAGGTATGACAGTCAGCAGGCTTCGCACGGAGTTGACCGATGCGGAGCTTGTCCATTTTGCTGCGTACTACGAACTGAAGTCAGACATGGAAGAGCAAGCGATGCAGCGCGCAAAGCAAAGGCGGCGGTAGTATTGACTTATTGCTAAGCAGCCGTGGCAAAGGACGTAACCCTGCTGATCAAGCTGAACGATCAGGCCAGCGGCAAGATCGGCAAGATTACGAACAGCACGAAACGCCTGGAGCAAGCTGCAAAAGGAGCGCAGAACAGCATCCGTCGTACAAACAGTGCGATTAGAAATACAGGTAGAGCTGCCGATACTGCGTCAAAAGGGGTCAACAGGCTTGGCAAGGCTGTAAAAAGTCTTGCTCTTGGTTTTGGAATCTTTCAGACCGGTAAGTTTGTCATTTTCAAAACAGCAGAACTGCAACGCCAAACGAGAAGCCTTGAGGTGCTTACAGGTTCTCTCGATACTGCCAAAGGCATCATCAGTGAACTGCAGGCTTTCGGTGCGGTCACACCTTTTACAAGTGCTGAGCTGATTGAAACAGCAAAACGGCTAAAGGCATTTGGGGTTGAAACTGAAGCCGTTACTGATGTCACGAAAAGGCTTGCTGATGTTGCTGGCGCGACTGGTGCCGACCTTGGCGGCATCGCTACGGCCTTCGGTCAGATTCAAGCTAAGGGCAGGTTGCAGGGTGAAGAGCTGTTGCAGCTTCAAGAGCGTGGTGTCAACTTGCAAGAGCAACTGAGAAGCCAATACGGCTTGACAGCAGACGAGTTCCAAAAAGCCTTGGAGCAGGGCCGTTTTGGTGCTGATGCTGTCAGGTTTGCTTTGGTGGAGCTAACCGAAGAAGGCGGTAAATATGCAGATGGTGCGATTGCCCAGTCCGACACGCTGGCGGGCAAGTTCAGCACGCTGCTGGACAATGTAGGAAGGCTGGCGACCAAGATTGGTGACACACTGCAGCCAATTCTTGATTTTGTTCTTGATACATCAATCGCAATCGTTGATGCCATCAACAAGGCATTGGCTGGGCCTGATTACGCAACAGCAACAGCACGCCTGAAAACTGTTGCCGAAGAAATCAAGGAAACGCAAACCAATATCAAAAACATTGAGGCAGCAGGCATAACCCTCACAACACCTGGCCTGCCGATTCGTGGCATTGACGGCCAAGTTCTGCCTCAAACAACCGTCTCACCGCTTGCAACTGAACAAGGGATCCTCGCCCGGCTGCAGGGTGAGAGAACATTCCTTGAAGGCCGGATCAAGGAACTGGAAAAAGGGTTCATGACAGTTGATGAGCCCACAGCAAGGCCGACAAAGCCGCCAGCGCTAACAGATCCACGCAGTGGCGGCAGCAAAGGCAGCACCCCCACTGATCCATTAGCAAGCCTTAAGGGGCAGGTCAAACAGCTTGAGTTGAGGAATGCTTTGGCTGCCGCTGGCACTGAAGAAGAAAGGGTTCAAGCGCAGCTTTTGTTCGACATTGGGGAACTCACTGCAATCAGGACTGAGGACAATGCAACGCTGGTTGATCAAGCAATCAAATTGACAGGCAAACTGGCCTATCAAAACCAGCAAAACCGTGAGGCCAAGCGCATTGAAGAGGAAAGGGCGAGGCAGGCCAAAGTCCTGAACGACCTGTACGAACAGGTTGGCAACACAATCAGCACAGCAATCGTTGATTCGTTGATGCAAGCCAAGAGCGCCACGGAGGCGCTGTCAGGCGTGCTCAACAACGTTGCTAATCAGCTCCTGCAGTTGGGCGTCAACACACTCCTTCAGGTTGCTTTTCCTGGGAGCAGTTTGTTTTCTGCTCTCCCCGGCTTTGCAAATGGTGGCCGTCCAGCTGTTGGTCGCCCCTCGATCGTCGGTGAGCGAGGGCCTGAGCTGTTTGTTCCTGACCGTGCTGGGACGATCCTGCCAAACGGTGTCGGCATGGGCGGCACAACAATCACCGTCAACGTTGACGCTTCTGAAACCTCAGCTGATGCCAGCAGCGGGCAGGGCGCTCAACTTGGCAAGGCCATCGGGTTGGCAGTACAACAGGAACTGCTGAAACAGAAACGGCCTGGTGGCCTACTTGCTGCTGTCTGATGGCTACTTTCCCTTCAATCACGCCCACATACGGGATACAAAAACGCAATCGCCCTGTAACGCGGTCTGTGCGTTTTGGTGATGGCTACGAAGCAAGGCTCAAGTATGGGCTCAATCAAAATCCGAAGGTGTATCAGCTGACCTTTGAGGTCTCTGAAACTGATTCAGACACGATTGAAACCTTCTTAGATGCACGGGCTGATGATTCAGCTTCATTTGATTTCACACCACCAGGGGAAGGCAGTTCCTCAAAGTTTGTTTGCGAGAGCTGGAGTAAATCCATCCCCTATGTGAACCGGGCCACAATCAATGCAACGTTCCGCCAAGTTTTTGAACCGTAATGGCAGCAGTTGGAGCATGGGCAGCCAGCACAGCCTTTTCTGTTGGTGATATACGCAGGGCCACCACGAGCCAAGCCAGTGGCCTGTGGTTTCGCTGCACAACAGCTGGCACTTCTGCCAGCAGTGAGCCGAGCTGGCCAACAGACATCGGCAGCACAGTCACTGACAACACCGTTGTTTGGACTGCGATCAGCAGCGTCTATGAGGACGTTTCTGTTCTTGCGCCTAGCGCAATTATTGAGCTGTTTGAGCTGCAGCTAGACAACACGCTGCACGGCAGTACAGACGTTTACCGCTTTCATGCCGGTAGTAATGCCAACGTGACAGGCAACATCGTGTTTGATGGCAACGCCTACACGCGCTTCCCTGTTCAAGCTGATGGTTTTGAGATGCGCTCCGGCGGCACGCTTCCGCAACCGACGCTAAGCATCGCCAACCTGGACGGGACCATGACCACGCTGCTGGCGCTGGTCAATGCCACAACAACGGGCAACGATTTAACAGGTGCAACAGTCAGGCGGATCCGCACCCTGAAGCGTTACCTAGACGGTGAATCAGCAGCGGACCCAAATGCCAGGTTTCCCACAGAAATTTGGCGCATCAACCGCAAGGCAGCAGAGACCCGCGACGTTGTCACCTTTGAACTTGCCAGTGAGTTTGACCTTGCCGGGCAGAAACTGCCTAAGCGGCAGATCGTGGCTAACACCTGCCAATGGATCTACAGGAGCAGCGAGTGCAGCTATACCGGCAGCAACTACTTTGACGTGAATGGCAACAGCGTCAGCACGCTGGCTCAGGATGTGTGCGGCAAGCGTCTTGCATCTTGCAAGCTGCGGTTTGGTGAAAACGGAACGCTGCCGTTTGGATCTTTCCCTGGAGCTGGCCTGACGCGATGAAGCTGACCGCCACGATGCAGGCGGAAATCCTGCAGCACGCCAAGGATGAGTTTCCTAAGGAAGCCTGCGGCTTAGTTGCTGTTGTGAAGGGCAGGCGTCGTTACTTCCCCTGTCGCAACATTGCCCAGACACCCGACGAGCATTTTGTCTTGGACGGCTGGCATGAGGTAGAGGACAAGGGCGAGGTAGTGGCGATTTGCCACAGCCACCCTGTAACAAACCCCAGGCCGTCAGAGGCTGACCGTGTTGCCTGTGAAAAGTCCGGCCTGCCTTGGTTCATCGTCAATCCAAAGACTGAGGAATGGGGCTACTGCGAGCCAGACGGGTTTGAGCTGCAGTATGTCGGCCGTGAGTTTGTCCACGGGATTGTGGACTGTTACACGTTGGTGCGTGACTTCTTTCAGCGTGAATATGGCATTGCGTTGAGCGACTATCACCGCCGTGATCAGTGGTGGCACAACGGGGAAAACATGTATGTGGAGAACTTTGCTAAGGAAGGGTTTTCACGGGTGCCGATTGAACAGCTGCAGCGCGGTGATCTGCTGTTGATGAACCTGCAGTCACCTGTTCCAAACCATGCTGCGATCTACCTTGGCGAGCAGCAGATTTTGCATCATGTGCAGGGCCGCTTGAGTTCTAGGGATTTACTGGGTGGCTATTATTTGAAGGCCACAGACCGGGCGATACGTCATGAAAGTCGTTAAGGTCTACGGCGCTTTGAGAGAGCGGCTAGGCCAGTGCCGCTTTGAGCTGAACGTGGCAACACCTGCGCAGGCGGTCAAGGCTTTGTGCGTCAATTTTCCTGGCCTAGACAAGTGGCTCATTGATAGCGAGCAGGACGGCGTTGCTTATCGGGTAAGGGTTGGCAAAGAAGAGGCGACACCTAGTGATCTGAGCGTGCTGGGTTTGCCTTGGTCAGAACGTGAGGTTTTCAGCATTACGCCCGTGATTGCCGGTGCCGGTGGTCGTGGTTTCGGCAGCGTTATTTTTGGCATCGCGCTAATCGGTGCGTCATTTCTGCTCCCTGGTGCTGGCTTGTTTGGAGC